GTGATATTGCACGACTAAGAGAAGACCGTAACCGTGATCTTTCTGCTACAGATTGGTACGCCCTACAGGACGTAACCATGTCTGATGCAATGGCAGCGTATCGTCAGGAACTGCGTGATCTTCCGGCAGGACTAACCACCGTAGAAGAAGTAGCAGCCGTTAGCTGGCCGGTAAAGCCCTAACATGGCTTTAATCCCTATTGACCAAGTAGGGCAGATTGGGATTGTCAAAGATATAAATTCTTGGCAACTACCCCCTAACGTCTGGACAGATGGTAATAATGTAAGGGCAGAGCATGGGGCTATTCAGAAGACCCCCGGCTATAAGGAAGTTATGGCTTCCTGTCCTGTTGCACCTTATTACATAACTAACCTAGTAGCAGGGTCTACGTCTTACTGGATAGTTGGTGGACTTGCCGCTATTCATGTCCATAATGGATCAACTTGGACAGATATAACTAGATCATCCGGGGCTTACAATGCTACAGCCAGAGGAGGTTGGGTATCTACTGTCTTGGCTGGTGTTCTCATCATGACCAACGGTATTGATGACCCGCAATTCTGGGCGTTAAGTTCCGGCGTACCTGCTGTAGGTACTAGGATGGCAGACTTGACTAACTGGCCCGCCTCTACTGTATGTAAATCTATAAAGGCATTTCGCTCTTTTCTGATCTCCCTCAACATCACAGAGTCTGGCACTAAGTATACAAATTTAGTGAAGTGGTCAACAGAAGCAGCTATACAAACCGTTCCATCCTCTTGGGATGAAACCTCTGCAACGGTTGATGCTGGTGAGTATGAATTGGCTGATTCAAAGGGAGCCATACTGGATGGCCTTCCCTTGACAGATAAGTTTATGATCTACAAAGAGGATTCTATCTACCAGATGTCCTATGTTGGCACTCCTTTTATATTTGCTTTTCGTCAGTTATCTCCGACAATTGGCGCTCTGTCTACAAACTGTGTAGCGGAATTTGGAGATAAGCATTTCATTTTTGGTAATGGCGACATCTATATTAATGATGGCATGAAGGTTGAATCTATCCTTCCCCATAAGATGAGGGATTATTTGTTTGGCAATATGAATGGTGATGAGCATGAAAAGGCATTTGTAGTTGCAGACTATGGAAATACAGAGATGTACGCTTGTTATGTATCATCCGGTAATACCACAAATGTACAGTGTGACAAAGCCCTAGTCTGGAATTGGGCCAATCAAACATTCACAGAGCGTGATCTTCCAGAAACATCCATGATTGGATATGGCATTGAGGGTGATCCCTTATCCTCTGCATCATGGTCTGCTGATACTAGTACATGGGCGAATAACTCACTAAATTGGAATACAGCGGGTACATCGTCCTTCTTCAATACGGCTGGTAAATCTCTGGTAATGGCATCTGCAACCGACACTAAAATGTACCGGCATGAAACCGGAAATACAAAGGATGGCACTAACATGACATCCTACATTGAAAGGACCGGAATAACTGTAGATGAATCAGGGCAACCTAATGCATCAGCAGTAAAGAAGATTTTGTCTGTCTGGCCCAAGATGTCATCTTCTGATGCTAATACTGTGAATGTCTATGTAGGCGCACAGATGTCAACAGAAGAAAGTATTACATGGGAAGGACCGTATACCTTTAATCCTGACTCACAATCAAAGGTTCCAGTTAGAGTTACAGGAAAATATATCGGTGTGAAATTTGAATCTACCGGGGACCAAACATGGAGATTGGACGGCTATTCTCTTGACGTTAAGAACGCAGGGAATAGAGGCTCCAAGATGAACTAATGGCTACTCATGTAGATAGAGTAGAAAGGTCTGTAACTCACTATGAACCCGGCCCATTACCGGCAAATCCGGAAGGTCTGGGGCTATACCTTGTTACTGAACTAAAAAGGCTAGGGGATATCCTGTTAAACCAAGCAACATTCAGGCTTGAAAGAACACATGAAGCACCGGCAAGACCTAGAACAGGGGATATCAGATTCGCAGATGGGTCAGATTGGAATCCGGGATCAGGTGAGGGAATCTACTGGTACGGAAGTAGCTGGAATAAACTGTGAAGGCTAATATCGTACAGCCTGAAGATATCCCCTACATATGGGATCAAGTTGCTCCCCTGTTAGACAGAGTGAGAGAGCATACTGAAGGCGAACTTGAAACAGATGATTATTTGGGAGAACTGTCCGATGGAAATATGCAGTTATGGATAGCTACAGAAAATAATGGACTCCACTCGATTATGGTAACGCAGATTGCTGTCTACCCTCAGAAGAAAGTTCTAAAGATAATCTCTATGGCTGGTTCAGAATTCTCTAGGCTGTACGAATTTAACGACATGGTTGAATCGTTCGCAATAAAAACAGGCTGCTCTGGTATGGAACTATGGGGCAGAAAAGGATGGAAGAAACTTCTCCCTGATTGGGAATCTAATTATATTGTCTACACAAAAGACTTAAAACATAGGATGCAATAATGGCAAATTTTCCCGGCACAAATATACCGCTTTCCTCTTATAAGGGGCCAGCCAATAAGAAAGACGACATTATAAAGCGCCTCGAAGCAGACATGGCTGCTGGCGACATCCAAGGCATGAATGATGCCATATTTGGTATTGCTTATTGGAGCGGAAAGAATGCGGATGGGGAATGGGGTCAAGGGCAGGGGAATCCTTTAGTAAGTAAGATTCACAATGGCTCTTGGAAAGTAACTGCGGATGTCGGAGCCAATACCTCTTGGGCAGAAGATCATGTAAATTCATCTAATGATGTATACAACCAATCGGATGATGGTGAGAGTTCTGAGGGAGTAGTTACTTGGGATGATGAATTAGGTGTTTTAGTAGATGGTGTGAGTACTGGTAGTTGGGGAGGTCTTGATGATACTGAATTCCTACCAGACGGCAGTAGGAACCCTTACTTCAAAGATGACCCTAATAGAATACCTTCACCGCCAAAAGGAGTGCGTGGAAAGCCTCCAACTAACCCTGTTATTAGTGGTCCGGGAGGAGATACTAATATAAGGAAGTTGTGGCCTGAGGTGGACTGGGATGGAGGAGGAGCTAACTCCGGCGATATGGAGCAGTACGACTGGTGGGAAAGTCAAGGGTTGTATCAGGATACGCCTACTGGACTGTTTGATTGGCCTCAAGTAGACCCACAGATTCTATCGCCGGGAGATTTTGGATTCAGCAAGGATGTTCCAGAAGCTATGTCTATGTATCCCCGATATAACTATCTGAACCAAGCTGGTATTGGACATAACCTTGCTTATGCACCGGGGTCTAGGACAGCTTGGGCAGAACGTGAGACTCCTGCGGATAGAGCGGCAATTATTGCCGCTGGAGGAACACCCACATATTACACTGGCATGACTGGCGGTGGTGCAAGAACAGATGCTGAAGGTAATGTCACCTATCCCCTTAGGGATTTAATGTACTACTACGGTGGTGAGGCTCCAATGAACGTACCCGGTGGATGGACTCCACAAACACCTCCCGGTAGACCCGCTAGTCCGGTGCTAGATTTTCCAGCAGGTGAGGCTAGACAACCCGTCTATCCGATTGCCCAAACCCCTTTATACCCCTCTGGCCTACTTTCCCCAGCAGGAGCATTACCTGAAGGACCGCCTGATGATGATGGCGGTGACAACGGTGACAACGGGGATAACGGGGATAATGGCGATGATCCAGACACCTACGGTGGCCTACTCGCTAATTATGAACACATGATGGGTTTAGCTCGCGGGACTAGCAATAGTGACAGCTTCTGGCGTGTAACAGGCGATCCTTACAAGGTACATGGTAAGTTCGGGGGAACTGGTCCGGATAGGGCATATGGTAGTTATCGCATTCCTCTGACAGTATACGGCGCTAATTACGACCCTGTAGAAACCTATGCAACCAGACGATCATCCGTGGAAGGCTGGCAACCCGGAATGAATTTATGGAGTACTCCTGTATTTAATGCCGGTGGTGGAAGTATAAACATGGGGGATATCAGTTTTGCTGACTGGGCTGGAACTCCGGGAGCATATACTTCTACTCCTTATACGACTGAAACACGTGGTCAAGGTATATATCATCCTGTATTCGGCGGTCTTCTTGCAGACCCCGGAGATTACACAGTACAAGGTAAGAGCGGCATATCTGTCCATGATATACCGTGGCGTCATGCGGATTATGAGGGTAAGTCATGGATGACTGGGCCACAACCGACTCTATTTGGCACGGACCTGTACAAAGATGCTGGTTGGGGGTTTCAACCTATCTACGGCATTGAATCGCGTGGTGGTGGTGATGAAAGCGGTGAAATATACGATTATACAGATATTCTTGGGTTTGACTTACCCACAACCAGATCAAGTTGGTAATTGAGGAATAAATTATGGGCGGATCATCAACAACAAGAACAGAGCCTTGGGCTGAACAAAAGGACTACCTTAAAACTGGTTTCGGTCGGGCTGGGGAACTCCTAAGAGAAGGCGCAGCCCCTTACTATGGTGGCCCTACATTAGCAGGATTTGACCCTGCTCAACAGGCAGCACAAGCTAGTATGCTGGGGTATGCTGGGGGTCCAAGACCAAAAGCAATGCAAAAGGCTGCTGAAAACCAATTGCTTGGACTTTACGATGTAGCTAAACAAGCCCCTGAGTATGCTATGGGAAGGGGAAATGTAGCCCAACAGTATGCTCAGAGTGGCTTAGAAGCTATTCAGCCAACAATGGCAGATTTGATGAGTGGGGATGTTAATTATGCAGGTGCTGACTCACCATACAAAGCGATGGCTGATGTGTACGGACAACAGTATTTATCAGAGATTGCAAAAAATATGCCAGCGGTTAGGCAGCAGATGGTTGAGTATCAGCCGGGCGGTGGGTCGAGAGGAGACATTGCTCAGGCTAATATTGCGTCTGCCGCAGGAAAGAACCTAGCCCAGAATCTAGCAGGACTATATGGCGGCGCTTATGGGGCAGCGCAAGCCCAGAGATTACCCGCTGCTCAACAGGCTATGGCAGGATATGGTGCTGGCACACAGGCTGCACT